TTTTGTAAGTTAACGAGTTAGTAAAAAACAGAGTTAAAACTTATCTAAAAATAAAATAGCTTTGGCGAGCAAGAGGATTGATAGATATAACGTTTTATCAAGGTTTTTAATTATGCTTTCATTTTAATACTATACATTAAAATTGTCAAGCATTTTATAAAATAATTTACTAACTCTTTAACTCTATTAATACAAAAAGTAGGAGGTCACATGAACCAACAACATCGCAAATGGATTGAGCTTGTAAAAGAGCGAATTGAACAACGTGGATGGTCACAGACGGACTTTGCCATTGTTGTAGGTGTTAGTTCGTCAGCTATCACACAGTTGTTGAAAGATGGAAAAGGGAGCGATGACTTGAAACTTCGCATTAACAAGAAGTTGCGAATCAACGAGTCATGGGAGAAATTTGAGAAATAGGAAATGAATAATACAGCATCATCTGCGAGAGCGTCCGCTATTGTGCAGAGAATGCTGAATTTAAGGAGATGGACGTTGTCGTTAAACGATTGGTAGTCGGCAGTAAGGTGCTGGAGTAGGAGGAAGATTAATGGAAAAAATTATTGCTTATTCTGTTGAAGAATTATACAAGAAGGTTGCAGAACAAGAAAAACGCATCTCAGAAATCGAAATGCGTTTGGGAATCAGGCGTCCGGAAGATACTTCATCATAAATTTAGATTTAAAGATTTGAATAATAATTTCAACATAAAGCTTCATCGTATGAAGAGAGATACTAGAGCTTTTATCCCAATGCGTGTAGTCATTACCCACTTCTCTAATAAAGTGCAATGCACCATTTAGAAGATAATCATCTTTTACATATCGGTCAATGGCATTATTAAATGATAGTTTTGGGTTAGATAGATACTCTTTGTCATCTAATTTAAAGTCTAAAGCATAATCTTTAATTAAGCATTCAACGGCAGAACGGTAACCGGTTCCTGCGATATTCTCTAATCCCATTTTTTCTGCCTCGACCGCTTCACTGTAAAATTCTACAAATCTAGGAGCGTGCTCAACAAAAAGAGGATCTAATTCGAAAGCGACTTTATTAGGATAAACAAGAACCATAGTAGTTTCATCATTTTGATGTAAATACTCTTGATTTGTCATGTGGTATTTCTTACAAGATGGGCAACGATGGTGCATAGTAAAAATGTAACCTTCTTGGATTTCCAGATGTCCTGCAACGTTGTTAGTAGGATTATTCCCAATGCCACACAAAGGGCAAGTTTTTGGGATTTGAATGGTTAGAGTTTTTCCAATCACACTAAAATAAAACTCGACAGTAGATAATTCCATAAAATTTCTCCAATCAATTTATTATCTTTATTATACCAAATTTTGAAAGGAATATTATGAACGAAATATTTAATTTTCACGGACAAGAGGTCCGTACTATGACAATCAATGACGAACCTTGGTTCGTTGGAAAAGATGTCGCTGACATCTTAGGATATAGCAAAGCAAGAAATGCAATTGCCCTTCACGTTGACGAAGAGGACGCCCTAAAACAGGGCATCCCTACTAGTGGTGGAATGCAAGATATGTTGATTATCAACGAGTCAGGTTTATACTCGCTTATCCTATCTAGCAGATTGACACAAGCAAAAGAGTTCAAACGCTGGGTGACATCAGAGGTCTTACCAGCTATCCGCAGACAAGGTGGTTTTATCCGGGAAGATTTAGACGAAGATGCCTTCATTGCTCTATTTACTGGGCAAAAAGAACTTCGGAAACAACAAGTCACAATGCTAGAAGATATCGACTATCTCAAGAATGAACAACCAATCCATCCAAGCTATGCTCAGTCGCTATTGAAGAAGCGTAAAGCTCGAGTCGTTGCTTGCCTCGGTGGTATTGATAGTCCAGCTTATGCAGACAAGGCATTCGCTCAATCAGTCTTCAGACAAGCTGAGATTGATTTCAAGGATCATTTCAATATCAGTCGCTATGATCTATTACCAAAGAAATTTGCGGAAGCAGCACTTTCCTATTGGATGACTTGGGAACCAAGCACCAATACTAAGATGAAAATCATGGATTTGAATGCTTTTAACATAGCTCAGAGAGGATAAAAATGGGAACACAAAAAAGCACCTAACAGAAGTCAGGCGCTTACTAAAATAACTACTTAGATTATAACATGAAAGGGGCAGAAATGGAAGCAATCGAAGTTGTGAGAATAAAAGATGTGATCATTGAGAAGGTTTCGGCCAACGATGAAGAATTAGAACATATTTTTGGATGCACAAAACGACAAGCAGGAGACATGAGACGAGAGATGAAGAAATTGCCTAGTCAACAAAAACATCTTAGAAACGATGGTCAACTTGTCACAATCAAAGGTTTTGACGCTTACCTACAATACAGAGGCAGTCGAGACTGGAAAAAAGAAATGGAAACAAGCAAGAAAATGAGGTCGGTCGGATGAAATTATTAGACAAAATCACAAAATGGTTTTTCAATACAACAAAAATCGAAGTCAATACTGACTGGCGATTGGTTGCGTTGGATACGAACAGGGAATTGATAGACCTTCAAGAAAAATATCAGCAAGCAAATCAACGTATCGCAGATCTTGAAGAAATCGTAGCAATCTATAAAGAAAAGGAAAACACAAAATGATTGAATATATCTATTTCGGAACATTATTACTTTTTTTACTCTGGGTACTAGTAAATGAGCTAGACGAACGAGCAGAGACTAAAATGGAAAACAGACAACTAATCGCGAACAACATCGCTCGTATGAATCTGAGAAATTCAGATAAGCAATTTACATACGATGTACAACCGCCCTTAGGTTTATCAAAGAAGCAAAAATAAGGAGCAAAACCAATGTCAACAGATTACAATCAATCAATCAAATGGGTTGAAAATACAATCCAAATTTACAACGACCTTCTTAAAAAAAAGAAAAATCAACTATCAAGGCATGATGCAACATTTTATAACTACAACCTTGAAAATTTAACTCTAATCAAGGAACACCTTATTAACTACCAAAAACTAGCCCAAAATTACCGTGAGCTGGATAAAAACTACTGCATATTGAAACTCAAAAAAATGGAAGTGGATAGCCGTTTTATTTTCGAAGAAATGAAGAAGGAATATCGCGCAAATCGCAGGAAGTGGAAAGCAAAACAAAGTTAGAAGAGGTGCTGGATATGTCTGAAATCAAATGGATTAAGATTACGACGGATATTTTTGATGATGAAAAGATACGTCTTATTGATGCACTACCAGATCATGATGCAATTTTGGTCATATGGTTTAAAATCCTAGCTCTTGCTGGCAAACATAATCGCAACGGACTTTTGATGATGTCAGATAAAGTTCATTACACTGATGAGATGCTTGCAACAATCTTTCAAAGGCCTCTGAATAGTGTAAGAATGGCTCTAGGGATATTTGAGCAGTTCGGAATGATTGAGATAATCGATGGTGTCATTACTTTGCCAAATTGGGAAAAACACCAAAATATTGATGGTATGGAAAGAATCAAGGAACAAACACGAAATCGTGTAGCAAGGCACCGTGAAAAACAGAAAAATCTTGCTCTTGGTAACGTTACATGTAACGTTACAGTAACGGGCGGTAACGCACTAGAAGAAGAAGGAGATAAGACTAAGATTAAGAATAGATTAGATAAAGATAAGAATATAACTACTACTAGTAGTAGTGGAAACATCTTAGAACTTTTTCAATCTGAATTTCGTAGACTACTATCTGGATTTGAGATTGAGGAAATCAATCATCTAATAAATGAAAATGACTCTGAACTAGTCAAAGAAGCTTTGAGGACCGCTATTAATTTAGGAAAACCAAACGTTAAGTACATAGGTGGTATTTTGCGAAATTGGCAGCAGAACCAGGTTACGACAGTTGAACAAGTTCGACAATCGGAAAAGCAACACAAGGAGAAAAAATCAGGACAGGAGGTAAAAGACGAATGGGGGTTTTAGAACTAATCCAACAATTTGAAGAAAACTTCTATCCGATCAGTGAACAGAAAAAATCTCTTTTGGAAAAACAATCAAAAGAAACGGTGATAGCTTGCTTATCAGATATGGCAAGCTGGAAAGATTGTGGAGGTAAGATGTCATGGTAACTGATGCGCTAGAAGAAATGGCTTTATCTTACCTCAGAAACACTGAAGAACAGGATGACATTTGTGAAAAGCACGGGATTCCATTAATTAAAATCATCAGGACAAATGACATCCTCTGTCGCTTATGCGAATCGGAACGGATCCATGCCGATAATCAAATAAAGGTCAATGAGCTGGCTGATGCAGAGCATGAGCGAGAGCGGAAGTTCTATCTTGAGAAATTTTCTCTTTATGATGACGTCCTGAAAAACGCTACTCTTGATAACTTTGACACACCGACTGGAAAAGAAGCGGAGAAACTAGCTCTTGCAAATAGGATTTGTAGCGAGTGGGCTGAGGGGGCTAGAAACAATGTTGTTTTTCAAGGAGAAGCTGGAACGGGTAAGAGTCACTTGGCATTCGCAATTATAAAGGAATTATCAGCAATAACGAAAGAAATTGCTATTTTCATCAATGTTACTGACTTGCTAATGAAAATCAAGACAGATTTCAGCCAGGAAGAATTTCTGGTCAACAAAATAGCTACTGCAAAGTATTTAGTATTGGATGATCTTGGTATGGAAAAGGATAGCGAGTGGTCCTTCAGTATTCTCTATAATATTCTCAACAAAAGAGCTAACACTATCATCACAACAAATCTAACTGCACAGGAAATTCAGAAACGCTATGGTCGCCCTTTTATGAGTCGCTTGATGAAAGGTGTAGACAATGATCACCTATTGATTTTTAATGACCTTCAAAATAAAAGGAAAGACTACTTTTAGAAAGGTGGCATACCTTGTTATTAAAATTGTATTTTGTCTACAACGGACATCGAAAATTTTTTCTAGGTTACTTCAACAACGTTGATGAACTTATTGAACGGATGAAAAGTCATCAGAAAGCTTATTCATCGAACACAAAGCCAAAATTCAGAAAATATATCGGAAAAGACGATGTGAGGTTTGATTATGGTGCACTAGATTGTTATTACTTAGCAGTAAAATCAACGTGTCGCGAACCACGTTAAAAGCGAGCTAGAATATGCGTCAGACTTGGACGAATGGCGTATAAAGAATTTGCTAGCTCTTGTGTCTTTGAGCCATGAGGGGCAAGAGCTGGATTTTTAGAAAACAAGCAGGTTAAACTATGGAATATAGTAAACAAACAGTAATTGAAGCTTTGGAACACTCGATTGAGAAAACTAAGGATGAAATCGAGAAGTATTCAAAAGATTGCAACGGACGATTTGCGCAAGGAAGAACTGCGCATCGTGAATTTCTGAAGAAGAAACTGAAGAAGTTGGAGAAACAGTTGGAGGGACTGAAAAATGAATAGACAAGTATTGATAAAGAAGTACAAAAGACTTGAAGGTGTATGGAATGCTCCAGGAGCAGAAACAGCCCGTCAAATTTTTCTACAAGACTTGAAACAACTAGACGAACCAGAAAAAGTCGTAGTATCTGAAGAAGAAGCGAAATTCCTTGAAACGTTTAATTTAAACCACAGTAGTGATGTTACAAAGGCTTTATATTATATTTCAAGAGTCGGTTTTGGTTATTATTTAACGAATAATGACGACTTAGAACTTAGAGGTTTGAGTGAAGGATTTAGGGATTTTGAAAACAGAAAAAGATTGATAAGAGCTATACTTGACGGCTACGAGGTCGAGAAAGAAAAGCGGTATAAAGTAAGGATAAAATATATCGAAAACAATATGAAATATATTGTGTTTGGTAAATATTCAGAATCATGGTTTCTTGAAAGCGAAAATGAATCAAGTAATATAAGAACAAACCACACCCGAAAAGAACTAGAAGAAGCTGGATTTGGTGAAGTGTTTAACAGTACATTGTTTGAAGTCGAGGAGGTGGAAGAATGATACCAAGTTTTAGAGCGTGGGATAGAACGAGAAACGAAATGAATTATAGCGTCATGGTAGGCAATTGTGATACAGATGATGAAAACTATACTTGTCCTACTATTTGGATCGAAGAAAGAAAAGAGTGGTTACATTTTGATGATTATGAATGTATCATACAATCAACAGGACTCAAAGACAAAAATAACAAAGAGATCTTTGAAGGGGATATAGTAAAACGATATAGGAACCCCTTTTTCAAAGCAAAATGGGAATATCAGATTGAGACGGTAGTTAGAAGAAAATCTGAACTCTTGTTGGGGCGATATATTGGCAATAATTGTATGACAATATCGTTTGGATTGCCATTTACTAAAAGCGATTTATTAGAAGTCATCGGCAATATCTACGAAAATCCAGAGCTTTTGGAGGTGGAGTGATGGGCCTTACGACAAATAGCACAATTGAAGACTTGGTTTTGGCAATCGGAAAAATTATCGTTGAGTCTGATGGTAAAAACAATACAATGGTGCTGGATATACCTGAACAAAAATTTTACTTAGAAATTTCGGTTAAATTAAAAGATGAGGTGGAGTGATGTCACTAAATAAAAAACGAAAACGATTGATTATGAAATATCGTAGGATGTTTAATAGTTATCCCATAGGTTTTAAATTAAGCACAGATGGAGGAAATACTTATACAGCGATGGGAAGAGTTGTTGAAACCTTTATTCCAGGTGCTAGTGTAAAAAAATCTGGGAATATTAGTGTAAGTAAATTACAATCTGGCGATATTTCTTTTAAAAACTTTAAAATAACTATTAGTCAGGGATTTACCAAAGAAGAATTTAATGAATTGAATGGTGGTGTTTTGTGATGATGAAAATGAAACGACCAAACAGATACCCTTACACAAGAAGTCAATGGACTGAAAATACTGTTGATTATTTTACGTATGAAGACGGTATCTATTTTACGGAACGCACTTTGGAAAATCGCCTTACTGGAGAAATCAAGGATAAGGAGGTCACAGATTGAAACACTTCTTAATTGGCTATTGCCTATTAACTACTTGCTTGTTATTCATGCAACGTGAAGCACAGAAACCCTTGCTTATCTATCACGCTGATAGTAAATATCAGATAACTGGCAAGGTTGAAGATAAACGAAAAATCGGAAGTTTGTTCACTATCACGGTAAATGGTAACGTGTTTGTGGTTAATGAGCAGAAATATAATGATACAGAAATTGGAGATGGGGTGGAAATTTGAAATTTTTAGACCTATTCGCTGGTATCGGTGGCTTTCGTTTAGGAATGGAGTCCGCCGGTCATGAATGTATAGGATTTTGTGAGATTGACAAATTCGCAAGAGCGAGCTATAAAGCAATCCACAACACAGAGGGAGAAATAGAATTACATGACATTACAACAGTATCAGACGAGTCTATTCGAGGATTCGGAAGTGTGGACGTTATCTGCGGAGGATTTCCGTGTCAGGCTTTCTCAATTGCGGGAGCTAGACGAGGTTTTGAAGATACACGAGGAACTTTGTTCTTTGAAATCTGCAGGTTTGCATCTATTCTCAGACCTAAATATCTATTCCTTGAAAACGTTAGAGGACTCCTCAACCATGACGGAGGGGCTACATTTGAAACCATCATCCGAACCTTGGACGGATTGGGGTATGATGTGGAGTGGCAAGTACTTAACAGCAAGAATTTCGGAGTCCCTCAAAATCGGGAGCGAGTGTTCATTATCGGACATCTTAGAGGAGAATGTACCAGAAACGTTTTTCCTATCCTCAGAGAAGATGCAAAATCTGATAATCAACAGTCGAAAACAGAAAGTATAGGTAATGTAAACCCATCAGGGAAGGGAATGAATGGCGAAGTGTATAACAGTCAAGGATTAGCTCCAACATTAACCACAAATAAAGGCGAAGGGCAAAAGATTGCTATACCTGTACTAACTCCAGATCGAGCAGAGAAACGACAAAATGGGCGCAGATTTAAGACGGACGGAGAGCCTATGTTTACGTTAACAGCTCAAGATAGACACGGAGTGGTCGTTGAAAACAAAGTCAAGCAAGTAGGGAATTTAATTGATACAGAAAGTTTTGGGGGCAACCCTCATAGAGGACGAGTATATGACATAAGTGGTATCTCTCCATGTCTTAATTGCATGGGAGGTGGAGGTCTTGAACCTAAAATTATTCAACGTGGTCATGGTTATAATAAAGGCGGAGAGCATGATATCGCTCCAACTTTGACTAGCAATAGCTATCACGAAAATAATGTTTTGAAAATAACAGAAGCAACCAAACAAGGATATGCAGAGGCTGAAATCGGAGATAGTGTAAACCTATCACACCCAAACTCTAAAACACGCAGAGGACGAGTAGGGAAACAAATTGCCAATACTCTCTTAACTGGAGAAAGCCAAGGAGTAGTTGAGCCTGATTTCAGAATTAGAAAGCTGACACCTCGTGAATGTTGGAGATTGCAAGGTTTTCCAGATTGGGCGTTTGATAAGGCGCAAGAGGTCAATTCTAACAGTCAATTATATAAGCAAGCAGGCAATAGCGTGACAGTCAATGTCATAGCAGCAATAGCAAAGGAGTTATTATGAACACACTAGAAAACGTAAAGCAATGGTTTATTGATCGTGATCTTGAGAACGGTGGACGATTAGATAAACAGTCACTAAAACTCAGTGAAGAATTCGGTGAGTTATGCGCTGGTTATCTCAAGAAGAATGAGAAAGTTACTAAGGACAGTATCGGAGATTGTGCAGTCGTGATTGTAGGATTGGCCTTGTTAATTAAAGAAGATGTGAATCAGATTTTCAAAGAATCTGATAACATCAGAAAGAAAGATGTGATGGAAAGTTTCATCTCTATCAATTCCAATATCAGTGAGTTTCAACTCTCACAAGGATTTGCAAGCAAGGAAATGTGCAGACACAATCTAATACGATGCATTGGTTATCTAAAAAATCTTGGATATGATTTTGATAACTGTTTTGAACTGGCTTACCAAGAAATCAAAGACCGTAAAGGTAGATGGATTGATGGTTCATTCGTGAAAGAGGAGGATTTGCCAGATGAATCCAAGTTTTAGAGCATGGGACAAGCTAAACAATGAAATGTATGTAGTGGAACAGATTAATTTTGACTGTGGGGAATTTGAGTCTATCGGTTACGGTATCACGAACTTACGTGGAGCGGATGAAATCGAACTCATGCAATCAACAGGACTTTGTGACAAGGAAGGTACAGAAGTTTTTGAAGGTGATATCTTACATCATCAGATACAGACAGAATATACCTTTATTGTCAAATATGACAAAGACAAAGGTCGCTGGTACGGTGATGGTCTAAGTCGTACCTATCGGATTGACATCACAAAAGAATTTCTACCGTATTACAAAGTCATTGGGAACATCTACGAAAATCAGGAACTTCTGGAGGTGGATAATGAGGATTAAAACATCGAATGGTACAATCATCAACGTTAACAACATAAAACGCAGTATTACGATTGAAGGAATCGAGCTCGGTTCAGATTGTCGTGCTTTAGTCTCTAAACATAGAGATGGTACAGGAACTATTACATTAGTTTTTGATAGGAAAATTATTTAAAACAGGAGGTAAGAGTTGGTCAAGAAGAATTTAACAAAATCAAGGAGGGATTATCTTGAGTTTGAACTCGATGATAAGTACTTAAAGATTGACAAACTTATTGGTCAGCGTAGGCATGAACTAGAACGACTGTACGAAGTGAAACACCTTACTGTTCCTGGCATTGATGATACAGGCACAAGTGGTAGCGGGACATTCGTTAACAGGTCCGAGAATTTAGCTATCGCATACGCAAGTGATCCGATGATTTTAAGATTAGAAAATTTCCAAAAAGCTATCTCCCAATTACTAGAAAATCTAGAACCAGATGACAAAAAAATCTTTTATCTTCGATGGGGAGAACATACTGGATATGACTGGATTCAAGTTTGGCACATCATGGAGAACGGAGAAACTGGGTACTTGTATAGACATAGTAAGCAAATTTACAGAAGGCGTGAAGTGATTCTCGACACACTTTCAAATTTGCTCTTTATGTAAAGTTGTCAAAAAAACATATAGAATTGACAAAAACAATGTGGTAAATTAATATCATGAAGAATAGCAGAGAGGAGACCTCTGCTTTTTTTGTGCAATAAAAAGGAGGTGAGGATATGTGGTAGTTGTTGAACCAATCAGAAATAGAGATGATGTTCAGCTTATGATTGAATGGCTGACGTTGCATAGCGCAGTCAAAGAATCAGACAGACAACGAAACCTCATGCTCTTCTTATCTGGTGTCAATCTGGGATTTCGTATTGGCGATATCGTTAAACTAAAAGTAAAGCATGTTAAAGGCTGGCATGTCCAAATTGTCGATGAAAAGACAGACAAGCCAACCAAACGAAAGATGCCAAAGAAATTCAAGAATGCTATAAGGCAGTACATCAAAGACAAGAAAGATGAAGATTTCCTCTTTCCAAGTCGAAATGGAAAACACCAGCACATAAAACCTAACACAGCTTATAAGATTATCAAAAGAGCTGCTGAAGAAGTTGGTCTAGAAAACATAGCTACTCACTCAATGAGAAAAACATTTGGTTTATTTATGTATGAGCAGACCAAAGATGTCGCTCTGATAATGGACCTACTGAACCACTCAAGCCAGAGCATTTCACTGAGATACATAGGCAAAAACCAAGATTCACAAGACAGAGCCATGACGAAGTTTCAGGGCTTTTAATTTTTTTATTTTACTATCAATTCATTGTTTTGAGGTTATGATGATTTCATTTCGCACTTGCAAGATAAACGCTTGATAAATCTGAATTAAAACTCATGTAGCGAGTTCACTAGAATATGTAAAACAAGGAATTGAGAAAGAAAAAATAGTGAGGTTTACAAAAGTATGTTAGGTCTAATACAAGAACTGATTTGCAAGATAAAAGATAAATATAACAGAGAATATTTTTTTGATTCTCAAATTGAAGAATCTATTATCCGTTTTCAAAAAGCAACAAAGCAAACCTTGATTAGCTCGGACGATTTTGCTGAATCACTTTTAGAAACCAAGAGGATAATCTTTTGAAAATAGAAGTTGCAACTAGAGCAGACCGAACAGAGTTTTATAATTCCAGCGAATGGAGAGAACTTCGAAAGGCAGCGCTTGAACGTGATCACTATGAATGTATTTGGTGTAGAAATGAAGGCAAGGTTACAACAGAGAACCTAGAGGTTGACCACATCAAGGAGCTAGAGTTCTATCCAGAGTTCGCTCTTGATATAGATAACCTTAGAACATTATGTAAAGAGTGTCATAACAAGAGGCACGAACGCTTTCAGTTCCGAAAATCTAAAAAAATGCAAGAAAAGAATTTTAGGACTGACGAATTTTGGGGAGAATGACACCCCCCGGTCAAAAAAATCGAGTCTTTTTAAGGTTTTGGGAACCGGTGGGAGGGGGCAACTGTCCAAATTTTTAACGAAAAATTAAAGGGGGTGGGGGGTAATGGAAGAATACTCAGAAAAAAATATAAAAGAATTAGAAAATCAGCTACTTTCTAAAATCGGCTATTTTAGTCCTAGAAAAAAGGATGCGATCCAGTACGAAAAAGTGAATCGTTATCTTTATCTCGTCAGACTGCTCTATGAGCTGAAAGCTAAACTTCATGAAGACGGATTGGTCATCACGGTTCACAACGGGCAACAGAGATTCCAAAAAGCAAATTCTCTTATCAAGGAAATCAACACAACAAGCAATCAACTCTTAGCTATTGAACGCTCATTTGATTTTGAAGTTGAAAATTCCCCTGTTGAGAAAATCGGACTAGGAAGTGAATTGTTGTGATTTCTCATCCGCTTGTAGATAAATACATCGAACTGGCAGAGAGTGGGAAAATTGTTGTCAATCACGAAAGAAAGTTGCTGTTTAAAATCATCAAAGAGAAAATATATACTCGTGATGATTTGTATTTTGATAATGACTTAATTGATAAGTTCATAAGATTTGCAGAAAAGAATTTTTTCCCTCTTGCTAAATATCAATTATTCTTAACTCCATTTATTTTTTTGTTTAGAAAATCAGATGGAGAACCTCAATTCGATGAATACCTCTACACACTTGCTCGTGGAGGTGGTAAGAATGGCTTCATGTCAGCAAGGGATAATTTCTTCATTAGTCCACTTTATCCAATCAGAGATTACGATGTGACCATCACAGCAAATTCTGAAAAACAAGGGAAAGTATCTTTTGAGGAAGTTTATGAAACAATCCAAAGACGAGGTTTAGAAGACCATTTCTATTTAACAAAAATGTCAATCATAGGTCGAGCGAATAACTCGGTCTTTTCTTTTCGGACAAATAATCCTAAGACAATGGACTCAGCTCGCGATGGATGTCTTGAATTTGATGAGATACACCAATTTGAGAATGACTCAGCTGTTAAAATTCAACGGTCTGGTCTTGGTAAAATTGCTCATACTCGGACATTTTACAACGGTACAAACGGCCATGTGCGTGAGGGGTTCTATGACAAGATGATAGAGAAATCTATGCAAATCTTAAATGGAGAGGTTGAAGACTTTAGATTATTCCCTTTTATCTGCAAACTAGATGATGCAGCAGAAGTGGATGATATGAAGAACTGGTCAAAAGCAAATCCAATGCTGGACGAAACAACACCTTACGCAAAAAGGCTACTTGCTCGTACTAAGGCTGACTATGATGATCTCGAACTTGAACCATCTAGAAGACAAGAGTTTATGACAAAACGAATGAACCTTCCAGAAGCAGACCTTGAGAAAGATGTTACATCTCGTGAGAAATTAGTTGCTTGCTTACGTGAACCAGGTGTCGAATTGAAAGGTCGGTCATGTGTTGCAGGGTTCGACTATGCGAGTATTCGAGATTTTGCAAGCGTTGGTTTGTTATTTAAAAATGGTGATGATTTTATCTGGAAGCAACACTCATTTGCTCGAAAAGCATTCTTAAACGCATTCAAGCTTAAAGCTCCTATTCAAGAGTGGGCAGATAAAGGCTTATTTACGATTGTGGACGGTCCTAGTATTGACCCTCGCTTATTGGTTGAAAAATTGAACGAATGGAGCAGAGATTATCAAATCGAGCTAGTCTGCGCCGATGGTTTTAGAATGGACTTGTTAAAACCACTGCTTGAAGAAGCAGGGTTTGATTATGAGTTTTTGAGAAATCCAGGAGCAATTCAATCCAAAGTAGCACCAATCATTGAAGACGGTTTCGCAAATGAAAGATTTATATTTGAGAATGACAACTCAATGATTTGGTATACAGATAATACTTATGTCAAGGAGGATAAAGACGGGAATAAACGATTCTTGAAGAAAGAACCTGTCAGAAGAAAGACAGATGGATTTCACGCTATGATTGCAGCACTCTACAAACGAGAATTGATACAAGAATCAAATGTAAGTGAATTTCTCGATGTGCTGACCGATTGGAATTATTAATTTTTGGGTGGGTGGTAGGCAAAAGTAATTAAAGAAAGGAGGATGTGCCTTGGGATGGCTAAATTTATTTAAGCGTGAAGTACCAGAACCTGGTTTTGAGTTTGAAGAACTGGAAAGAATGTTTGGTAATCTTTACTTGAAAAGTCTTGCAGTTGATAAGTCAGCTGAGTTTATCGCTCGTATCTTTGCAAAGTCTGAGTTTAAATATCTTGAAAAAGATAAGGCAAAGCGTTCCGATTGGTATTATTTGCTAAATGTCAGACCTAACAAGAACGAATCAGCTTCAGATTTCTGGCAGAAAGTCGTATACCGACTGATCACCAAGAATGAAGTTTTGATTTTCTTGACAAAGGATGACCAATTACTTGTAGCTGACTCATACATACGTACCAAGTACGCTGTGTTTGATGATGTATTTGAGTCTGTGACTTGCAGAGGCTACACGTTTGAAACTCGTTTTAAAATGAGTGATGTAATTTTCTTGCAGTACAACAACAATAGACTTCAAGAGTATGTATCAGACTTATTTACAGATTACGAAAAACTTCACTCAAGAATGGTCGATGCGATAGCTAGAAATAATCAAATCCGTGGGATCTTAAACACAAAAACAAATGGTAGTTTTGATAAAGAAAAACTAGACAATTTAAAATCTTACGCAGATTTGCTCTTTAAGTCATTTAGCAATAAGACCATTGCAATTGTACCATCTCAATCAGGGATGGAATATTCAGAGTTGACGAATACAACAGGAACTTCAACGATGTCTGTTGATGAATTGAAAAAATTACGTAGGCAGTCAGATGATGAGGTTGCTGAAATTTTGGGAATTCCAACTGCATTATTGCATGGAGAGATGGCTGACTTAGAAAACAGTCGTAAGATGTTTAATAGCTTTTGCTACCAATCACTAGTGAAGAAAATAAGTGATGCTTTAAATTATTCAATACTTTCAAGAAGTGCCTACAATGACGACAAACGCTTTGTAATTGTCGGAGAAGGTCAGAGAGATAAATTTGCTCTAGCTGAAAGCATTGACAAGCTAGTTTCATCTGGTTCAATGCTCATTAACGAGGTTCGTGCAGAGCTTGGCCTTGAAGCCGTACCATGGGGCGACAAGCCTCTAATTACCAAGAATTATCAACTTGGTGAAATAGAAGAGAAAGGAGGTACAGAAGTAGATGAAGATAATTCAGATTAAAGGAACAATCGTGTCAAACGATGATGTTTGGCTTTATGATTGGTTTGGTTGGGAGTGTACTGCTCCTAAAAATGTAGTACTTCCTGAAACTGGAGAGCCTATTGAGGTTCACATTAACTCAGGTGGCGGAGATGTTTATGCAGGTAGTGAAATCTATACTGCCCTGCGCTCATATCAAGGCGATGTAACTGTTAAGATTGTCGGCATTGCAGCAAGCGCAGCAAGTGTGATTGCAATGGCAGGTGATACAGTTGAAATCAGTCCTACTGCTCAAATTATGATCCATAATGTATCATCAAATGTAAGTGGAGACCATAATACTCTACTTCATGAAGCAGGAGTTCTGGAAGGATTTAATAAATCCATCGCAAATGCTTATGTTCACAAGACAGGTAAAGCGCTAGACGAATTACTTGAACTAATGAATAAAACAACATGGTTCGATGCAGAATCAGCTTTGAACCATGGATTTGTAGACAAAGTTATGTTTACAAATGAATTTGCACCTACTTTGGTAGCTAGTGAAACTCCTATGATTCCAAGCGATTTTATTGATAAGATGAAGTCAGCAATGACTCCAGATATTGATAAGCTCGCAGAGCTGGTAGCTAATAAGCTAGAAGCTCGACAAATCGCAAGAGAGACTTTTGAAAATAGCGAATTTGTACAGAAAAAATTCAATCTTCCAGAAAGTCAAGAAAATAACACAGACAAGACTGTTCCAAAAGGGTTCGGTCTTTTTATGTTTTAAGAAAGGAAACACAACATAATGAAATTATCTAATGAATTTGAAACACAACGTCAATTATTCTTGAACGCTGTATTAACTGGAGCACCTCAAGAAGAGCAAGCTAAACTTTACAATGACATGATTGAGTCAATGAGTAATGAAATGATGGCTCAAGCTCGTGATGCTGCTCGTGAAGAAGTATCAGCTTTGAACCCATACGATGCTAAACTTACTGCTGAAGCTCGTGAGTTCTTCAACGACATCGAAAAAGCTGCACCTAAAGGTGTTGAAAAACTCTTCCCACAAGAAACTATTGATCGCATCTTTGACGACATGATTAAAGATCGTCCATTGCTTCAACATATCGGTCTTAAAAATGCTGGCATTCGTTTGAAATTCCTTAAATCAGAGCAAACTGGCCAAGCGCTTTGGGGCAAAATCAACGGAGCAATTCAAGGACAACTTAAACAGGAATTTAAAGACGAAGAAACAATTCAAAACAAATTGACCGCATTCGTTGTAATTCCAAAAGATGCTGAAAAATTTGGTCCAGCTTGGTTGCAATCATTCGTATCTGCTCAAATCACAGAAGCATTTGCAGCAGCACTCGAAGCAGCATTCTTGAATGGTGACGGGGACAACAAACCAATCGGTCTTTCTCGTACACTTACAGGTACTGTTGCAGGTGATAAGACAACTTACGCTGAAAAGACAGCACAAACTGGAAAACTTACATTTGCTGACTCAGCCACAGTAGTAAAAGAGTTGACTAAGGTTTACAAATACCACTCAACAAAAGCAGATGGAACTACTCCAGTCGCAGTCGAAGGTAATCTTGTAATGGTAGTTAACCCTACTGATGCTTGGGATGTGAAGAAACAGTACACTTCATTGAATGCTCAAGGTGTATATATCACTGCTATGCCTTACAACCTTATCTTGACTGAGTCAGTAGCGCAAACAACTGGTAAAGTCACTACATTCGTTAAAGGTCGCTACGATGCATTTGTAGGAGGTGGAATTGAATTTGGCCGCTTCACAGAAACTTACGCTCTTGAAGACTTGAACCTCTACACCGCTAAACAATTCGCTTACGGTAAAGCACACGATGAAAAGACCGCTGCAGTTTGGACTTTACAACTCCCTCAAGCTTAATTAGGGGTTAGATCATGACTTCAGAAGTAGAACTTCATCCACTCCTTAAACCTTTTAAGGAGCGGATGAGGATTTTTCATAGTGGAGAGGACAATAACCTTTCACGGATGTTGGAAAGCTCTGAAGATAACATCCTTAGCCTTGTTGGAAGTCAGCGTCCAACTGAACCACGAGTTCGAGAGTTAATTTTGGAGCGTGCTAGATACGTCTATAATGACCAAGTGGAGTTCTTTTACGATAACTTCCAAGGGGATTTAATGGCGCTATCTCTTGAAAATTACAAAGCGGAGGAATAACGTGATTAGAGTTTTGAAAGAATTCTTCGACCTTGAAGCAGGTCAGTTCCGTCCAGTAGGTTCAACATTTGAAGCGACAAGAGAACGATTTGAAGAAATTAATTCTATCTTGCCTGGATTTGTTGAATGGGGCAAACAAAAAGCAGAAGTAGTTACAAATATTGAGTTACCAGAAGAATAGACCTCAGTATCGTTATAAAAAGCCTGAAGCTCAAAATGGAGATTTGAGAACCCCTTTAACTTTCTATACTTCTAAAGTTGAGGATGGAGTAGATGGTCGAGATGTGAGTTTTGAAAAAGCTTTTTCTACAATGGGGCAGGTTTACTCGCCTAGCATGAAAGATATTGAGATTGCTAGTGGTAAGTCAATGAGAGCAAAAATGACTCTGAAAATTCGTGATCCTTTAGCAGATTATCAGCCAGAAAATCAACACTTTGTTGAAGTCGGAGATATTCGCTTGGCTAACAAGAAATGGCAAATAATCGATATACGTCCTGATTATGACAATCGGGATTTTTTGATAGTCATAATTGGTGGTGGTCAAGATGTCTAGTGGTGCAGAATTAAAAGGCTTTGATGATGTTTTGAGAAACCTTGAAATGCGCCTTGGAGATGGAAAGGTAAAACGTGCAACTAGTCGAGCATTGAAGGCAACTGCCAATGAGACTCTGGAAGAATTTAAAGGTGCTTTAGAAGTCTTTAAAGATACAGGAGAAACTATTGAAAGCGCGACTGCTGGTCGTGTGACTGGTCTTCCTGTCGGTGTTCCAGTCATTAAGATTGGTTTTGGTGCTGGTTCACGTTGGCGCTTGGTTCACTTAAACGAGTTTGGTTATGCTAAGAATTCACATCCAAGAGGTTTCGGTGTTATCAGACGATTTTCAGAAGAAAACGCTCAGAAATATAAATATCGTATTGCTAGCCACTTAAAGATTGAGGGATTTAGATGATTAAAGACAAACTAACTGAACTCTACAATGCTTTGAAAGAAGATAAGACTTTAGCTGGTATTAGTATCAAGTCATTCGAACGTCCTGAAACTTTATCAAGTGACAAGACAAGTATTGTCATTAAACCTGTTGGTTCACCAATGCAGGCAGTAAGGGGCAGTGATACAAGTTTAGCAAAGGTTTTTCTCTATCAAATCAATGTAGAGTCAAAGAACCGTGTGGAGTGTAAAGAACTCCAAAGAAAAATTGAAAAGATTATGGAAGAACAAGGATTTTATCAAACCACAGGTGGTTTAGATGAATGGATTCCAGAAATCAAACGCTACGTAGACGCTCGGACTTACAAGGGTAGGAGTGCTCTATATGAAGAATATTAAAAATTAAGAAAGAGGTGCTATAAATGGCATTAGTTGGTTTTAAACGTATGACAGTTCGTGTGTTGGATGGAAATGCTACTCCAACATTAGGACAAAACCTATTTGTAATCGAAGGTCAAACTGGTAAAGGTGCGACTCGTACCGCTAAGATTTCAGGCCTTGCAAGTGATCCAGTGAAAACTTATGGTAGTGACGTTGCTTACCACGTATCAAACCGTGGTGTTGGTGACGTTAAGATGGAAATGACTGCAGTTGATATCCCTTCAACTGTACTTGCTAAAATCCTCGGACACGTAATCAAGGATGACATCATTGGTATTGGTGCTGACACAGTAGCTCCATACTGCTCAGTTATGCTTGAATCTAAAGCTGCAGACGGTACACAAGCACAAGTCGGTTTCTTCAAAGGTCAATTCTCAATGGATGCTGAGGAATTTGAAACCCTCAAAGACAAACAAGAAGAACTTCCAGATGATAGCTTAAGCTTCTCAGCTATCGCAAGTGACGATGAAGACACTTCAGGCCTTTACTACATCAAGTACATTGGTAAGGATGAAGAAAAACTTAAGAAATTCAAAGGACAACTTAAAATGGTTGTTGCAGGGTAGAAGGAGAGCGCAAGCTCTCTTTTTATCTTATTTCTAGAAAGGAAAGAATATGGCTACGGTTAAATTTTTAATTAAAAACGAAAAAGGACAAGATGTTCAAAAGACTAGTAAGGAAATCACTACTAAAGATTATCGTAACTACCTGATCATGAATGAAGCTTTAAACGATGATTTGTCTGAAGTAGAAAAACTCGATAAACAGTTAGAGTTCATTGCTTCATTGTTTGAAGATATAGAAGTGGATGAGTTGCTAGAATTCACTGATATGGCTGACATCTTTGCAGTTTTCACAGATATTTACTCTCATCTCATTGGTGATGTTGACCCAAAGGGGAAAAAATAGAACCAAAGGAAGCGCTAAAAAGGTTCTACGGATTCGTCAAACAAGCTACTGAAGGTCCATACGGTATGAGCATTCGTGATGTCATGGATACGAGCTGGGAGGATTTAATGGGAGTTATTGGCGAAACAGAATCAGCTAAGAAAGAAGAAGTAATGGACCTAGCTGACTTTCTGGAAACAATTTAAAAAAGGAGGATTAGAATGGCAGGTGGAACGCCACTAGGACAAATGTATATTGAGCTAGGGCTGGACGTATCAAAATTTAATCCTACACTTAACGGTGCTAAGAATGCAGTGAAGTATTTCCAAAGCAATGTTAAGGCACTAGATAGTTCTCTGAAAGATAATGGAAAAAACACAGACTTACTACAAGCAAAATACAAGACTTTAGGACAAGCGATTGGATCACAAAAAACAGTCTTGGATGAAATGAAAAAGAGTTTTGATAAACTCGAACCAGGCACTGCTAAGTTCGATAAAGCAGCTGCAGATATTGAGCGTGAAAATGCTAAGTTAGCAGCAATGGAAGGACAACTTAGACGTGTTGAACAAGCATTGATTGCAGTAGGTAAAGAAAATAGTTTTGCCGCTCGTATAAACAAGCTTGGAGATGGTTTGATTAAGGGTGGAGATAAGATTAAAGCGTTTGGAGATAATGTTTCAACGTTTGGTGGAAAGTTAACTACTGGCTTAACTGCTCCATTAGTTGCAAGTGTAGGTTTGATTACTAAAGCAGTAATCGACTATGAATCTGCATTTGCTGGGGTTAAAAAGACAGTAGATGAAACTGCCACTGTATCTTATAAAAACTTGTCAGACGGTATCCGTCAAATGGCTAAAGAATTGCCAGCTAGTGCAGTTGAGATTGCAAACGTAGCAGAAGTAGCAGGTCAGCTTGGTATTAAGGCAGAAGACATCTTGTCATTCTCACGTACCATGATTGATATGGGAGAATCAACCAACTTGAGTGCTGAAGAAGCTGCAACTGCAATCGCTAAAGTAGCAAATATTATGGGTTTGACATCAGACGATTATTCAAGGTTCGGTGCATCAGTTGTAGACCTTGGTAATAACTTTGCTACAACTGAAAAAGACATCGTAATGATGGCCAATCGTTTGGCGGCAGGTGGTAAACTAGCTGGACTAACTGCACCTGAAATCTTAGGTCTTGCAACTGCCATGAGTAGTGTAGGTATTGAAGCAGAAGCAGGTGGTACTGCCATGACTCAGACACTTACTGCTATCGGTAATGCAGTTTCATTGACAACCAAGGACTCAGCAGACGACCTTGCATTGATTGCTAAAGTTGCAGGAACAACATCAGAAGAGTTTCAACAGGCTTGGAAAGAGAAACCAGCTGAAGCTTTACAATCCTTTATCAAAGGTCTTAACACAGCGCACGAAAAAGGCGCAAACATGGATGCTATCTTGATGAAGTTAGGCATGACAGGTATCAGGCAAGGAAACATGCTTAAATCTCTAGCTTTATCATCAGATAAAATGAGTGCGGCAGTAAATCGTTCTAATCAAGCATGGAAAGAAAACACTGCCTTGACTAATGAAGCAAATAAACGGTACGAAACCACTGAATCTCAACTTAAAATGTTTAAAAACCAAGTAACTGATTTAGCAATTGAATTTGGAGGCCCTCTTTTAAAAGCTTTAAGAGAAGGACTAAAAGCAGGAAAACCTTGGCTTGAAACATTAGCTAAGATGGCTAAACAGTTTAGTTCTATGTCTGAGGAACAACAAAGAAATATTCTCAAATGGGGAGCTTTAGCAGCAGGAGCTGGGCCAGCATTAACCATTTTAGGAAAAGGAATTGGAATCATTGGAAATTTAACACAAGGACTTGGTTGGCTTACTAAAGGAGCAGGAAAAGCAGTTGGCGGTCTATCCTTAATGTCTAAGACCTTCCAAGCATTTAAAACAACTGGGAATCTAACCTCTGCATTCCAACTTGCAAGCTCTGGCATGACATCATTCGGAACTGCTACGGTTTCAGCTTCATCATCAACAGGATTGCTAGGGACATCTATGAGTTTACTTGCAAATCCTTTAGGATTGATAGTTGGTAGTATAGCCTTAGCAACTGCAGGTCTTGTCTATCTCGGAAATGAGAAAGATAAAGCAAGAATCAAGGTTGAAGAATTTGGTTCACAATTAAGTAGCACTGCACAAGGCGAATTAAGAAGCTTCCAAAAGACGGTTGATGAAACAGCTACTGCAGTCGCAAACTTCGGGACTCACGCTGGAGATGTAGAAAAAGTTTCAGGAGCTTTTAAAAAGCTTTATGATGAAGTAGCAGAGAGCGCAGAGAAATCCAACAAACGTATGGAAGAACTAGGTGCTAAATGGGGTCTTAGTGAAGAAGATATTGCTAGAGCTAGGGAGAAGAACGGTCAGGTTGTATCTAATACAGAAGCCATGATGAATCAAATCAATGAGATTTATCAACGTCATAATGGAGATGCGAGCAAGTTTTCTCAAGAAGAAAAAGAAATCATCTTGAATAACCAAAATGAGATGATTAAAGCCAAACTTTCTATGATGAGCTTATCTGCTGACCAACAGAAAGCAGCATTACAAGCGTTGAATGGAGAGGTTGCAAGTCTAAACGAAACTCAATTAAAACATACAAAAGATGTTCTTAAGCAAGCCTTGGATGAAGAAAAGAATCTTTACGAAACATCTAAGAGTGAGTTGAAAGAGTTATTAGACGGTAAAGCCATCGATCAAGAAACTTACAACAAGAAAATGCAACAACTTGAAGCTAACCACACTCAAACTATGGAAGCTTTGGGTACTAAGTATTATCAAGTTATGAAAACTCTTGATGAAAAAGTTAAAGCCCGCACGGGTCAAAGTTGGAACTATTGGGAAGAAGCTAAAAAAGCTTTGGAAGAGTATGGTCTATCTTATGAAGCAATTGGCCAGAAGGCAGCAGAAGCATCTGAAAAGGCTGGAAATTCTCACAGCATCCTTGCTAAGTATACTAGCGATATGAGTAAGGAAGTTAAAGAAGCAAATGATGCTTGGTCTTTGCTTGTTGGTAATATTGACAAAAATGGTAATTTTGAAATTAAATCCAACGTTAAGGAAGTTATTGGAGAAGCAGCTAAATCGGCTGAAGGTTGGGAACAATTACAATTCATTGCTAAAACAGCTGATATTAACTCAAATGCTCGTGTGACAATTGCAGAAGCCCTTGTAGAATCTGGCAAGTGGAAAGATATGACACTTGAGGAAAAACAAGTAATTGTTAATAATCAAGCAGGTTTACAAGCTATCTTTGATAGCGAAAGCAGTCTCAAGATTTGGAATGAGATGCCTGCTAATGTTAAAGAGCTTCTTTTGAAGAATACTGACATCATGAGTAAGGCTGATGAAGCAACAAAAGCACTTGCCAATTATGATGCTTTAGCTCCGAAACAAAAGGAATTGCTTGCTAATGATGAAGATTTTAGAAATGCTGTTGCACGCTCAACCGATACCTTAACAACCTGGAATGCAACCACTCCAATTACAAAAGATTTGCAGGTCAATCCAAATAATGTTTTGTATGGCAGTCAGCTTTCAATTGATAAACTAATTGAGTGGAATTTAGCACCTGCTCAACCAAAGTCGTTGGATGCAGTTGATAACACAGCTGGTGCAGTCGCAAGTGCATTATTAAGTGTCAACTCTCCAAAACAAGAAGCTCCAATTGGTATTAATGCAACGGATTTAACAGGTCCAGAATCTACATCTGCAAGTGCTGGAATCAATGCGATTAAGCAGTATGATCCTGTTAGTATTTTAGCTCAAAATAATACTCAAAGTACTGTGAGTCAAGTTCAAAGTGGGGTTGATAGTATTCGTGATAAAACTGTAACCATTAATGCTCAAGACAATGCCTCTGGTGTACTTTCTGGGATTCGAGGTTGGATCAATAGTGTAACAGGTAACTTCTTTACAAATATTTTTGCTAGAAGGCATGCCCACGGGACTAACTACCACCCTGGCGGTTTAGCTATCGTCAATGACCAAAGAAATAGTAACTATAAAGAAATGGTTACTCTTCCGAATGGTCGGAGTTTCATCCCTCAAGGTCGTGATGTTTTACTTCCTCTACCAAAAGGCTCTAAGGTCTTGCGAGCTGATAAGACCAGACGTTTGATGCGTGAGATGGGTATTCCAAAATACGCTTCTGGTATAGGGATCCCGAGTGATGCGAAATTCCTCCGTGAAATGGAAGAAGCGCAACGTAATATCACAATTCAGACTACTAGCATCCAAAACGGACAAGATGCAGATAAAGTAGTGTCTGAGATGAGGATTCTGAGGTCAAGTTTAGAAAAAATCCTTACTGCTATACTTGAAAAACCTTCAGACACTTATTTAGACGGAGAAAAAATCTCACTATCCACTTATAAAAATCATGGGGCTATTTATGCAAGGGAGGGAATGTAATGTTTTATCTTATAATTAATGGTTTTAACACATCCACTATCCTTCACAGTGTGGTTACTGATTTTGGGATAAGTGAGTGTGCAGAACCTAAAACTTCTGAAATTGTTGAAATTTTCGGAATGAATGGAAGTCATCGTGTGCTAGATGGTTCTTATAAAAGTTATGAACGTACGGTCTCTTTCTATCTACCAAAACTGATTGATATCTCAACCATTATCGAAAAATTCCATGACGGGAAGAATGAAATCGTGTTTGGGTATCAACCAGACTCTTTATTTTATGCTGAATACATTTCAGCGAGTTACCACAGAAACGGTCCACACGCATATACATTAGATGTTAAGTTGATGATGCAACCGTTCAGATATCCGAAGAATGTCGCACCAGTCGTACTAACAAACGCTGGAACGATTGAGAATATCGGTACGGTCTATTCAGAGCCTATCATTGAGATTGAGGGCAATGGAGATGTATCGCTCACTATCGGACGTAAAACCATGCACTTGACAATTAGTAATAAAGCTACGATTGATTGTAGACAAGGGAAGCAGAACATCTTCAATGCCAGCGGAGCAGTGCAGAATACACTACGTAAGCGTGGTGGGTTCTTTGAAATCCCTGTTGGCAGTAACGGTGTGACATTTACAGGCGATGTACGTAAGGTGACTATTCGTCCTAATTGGAGGTATCTAGTATGATTTACTTAACAGAAGAAAATGTACCTCTGAATGCTGCCTATGCTGACGAAATAGTTCAGATAGATAGAAATACCTATCAATTAACATTTAAATTCCCTACTAACAACATTTTATGGCAACGGTTGAGAGAAGAAACATTCTTAACAGCTGATGATTTACACGGTGAACAAGAATTTGTTATTTTTGAAGTTGAGAAACAACATGGATATATTCAGGTCTATGCCAACCAAGTCATGACCTTGTTAAATCACTATGTTGTCAATCCAATCAATCTTGACAGAGCGACTGGCTCAACTGCTTTAAGTCGATTCGCTGGAAGTATCACTCGTGACAATCCATTTTCGTTCTTCTCAGATATTGATGATAGACATACCTTCAATACTGATACAACGAACGCTATGGAAGCCTTGACCAAGGATAAACACTCTATCATTGGTCAGTGGGGTGGTGATTTAGTTAGACATGGTTATCAGGTACGGTTATTAAAAAATGGCGGTTCAGAAAATGAATCGCTTTTTATGTACAAGAAAAACTTATCCAGCTATCAGCATAAGACATCTACCAAATCTTTAAAGACACGAATTACCTTTAAGACAACCGTCCATGGTGAAGGTGAAAATCCAGTTGATAAACATTATAAAGTGGTTGTCGATAGCCCTCTAATCAACAAATACAGTCAGATTTATGAGGATGTCGTAGAAGTCAACGACCAAGATGTTAAGGATGAAGCGAGCCTTAGAGAATATGGCAAGCAGTATTTTAGAACAAGCCTATGCGACCTTATGGAAGATAGCCTTGAAATTGATGTTGTTGGTCAAAGTGATGTACCTGTCCAAATGTTTGATGTTGTAAGTGTCTACCATGAAACATTTGATTTGGATGTAAGGAAGAAAATCACAAAGTACACCTACTCACCAATGGCTAAGAAATTGAAGAGTATTGGCTTTGGAGAATTTAAGTCTGGACTTGCAAGCGCAATCGGTAATGCAGTAAGCGATGCGGTAAAGAATGAAACACACGCATTTAAAACACGGTTAAACCAAGAAATCAAAAACGCTAACCTTGCCTTTGACCGCAAAAAAGAAGAATTAACCAATCAATTCACAGATGAAGTGAACGCTATCAAAGCTAAAAACGAAGAAAATAAACAAAAACTCTCTGACGAAATCAACAGACGATTTCATGAATTCAGTCCATCTGGTTTTGAAGAGGCTAAGAATAAAGCAGAAGAAGCACTGCGAAAAGTCAGGGAAAATGCTGACCTTGTTTTAGAAGCGAAGAAAATCGCAGACAAGAGTTTAAGCAATTTAAACGCAGTTAGAGATAAGACGAATAATAACGAAGTAAAACTCGCAGAATACAAGCAAGATACAGACGGACGAATTACTAGCCTTACAAGCCAAGTTGCTGGCAAGGTCAATGAAGCAGACTTCCAGCGAGTCAAGGAAACGAGCCAATTATACGAGCGTATTTTAGGTAACACAGAACAAGGTTTGCCCGATAAAATTTCAAGGCTTGTTATGTCTAACGAGATTTTCCAGACAGAGGTTGGGAAGTACGTTACAGATGATAATAACTTGATTGTGAACTCCATGACGCTAGATAAGCACACGTTAGTAAGTGCTAATAGAAATGGAGTGAATGTATCCTTAAATGATGGTGTTTTCACAATCAAGGCGCAAGGGTTCACTGGTTATAGCTGGGCTGGGTTTACTTTGCCAATTTACGTTAAAAAAATTTATCGTGGCGAAACTTATACTCTCGGGTTTAAGTATCGTTTCAAGGAATATCCAGATGTTTCTTTTGATTTTTCTATAAAAAATCACAAGCTAAATAAAACCCTCATATGGTTAGGCGTTGGCAAAGAACGGCCGCCGCTCAATGAATGGCACGAGTTTCAAAAAACTTTTACCCTCCAGGAAGATTTCACTTTCGGAGAGGATGCGAACTATCCATTTTATATCTTTTTAGTTAAAAATGGCTGGGTTGAGTTTAAAGAGCCAATTTTAGTTAGAGGTAGCAGAACAGGAACATACAAACCAAGTCAATTTGATGATGCTTACAAGATGACTGAAGCAACACGTACACAAGTCACACAGCTTGCTGGCTCGTGGTCAATCCAAAATCTAAACAGTGCTGGGGATTTAATCTCTGGCATTAATTTAGGTGCTAATGGTAATAATAGAATTATTGGTAGAGCTACTCATATTACTGGTGAGACCTTGATTGATAATGCAGTTATTAAATCAGCGATGATTGACAAACTCAAAACTGCTAACTTCGAAGCTGGATCAGTCACAACTAATATTTTGGGAGCTGAAGCAGTCACAGCAGACAAGGTTAAATTTGATACTGCATTCATCAATCGTTTAGTATCACAACAAGCATTTGTTGATGAGCTTTTTGCAAAACAAGCGACAATTACTAAAATCCAGTCGGTTGATTTCACAGCTAACCACATTAAAGGTGGGGTACTCACATCTACAAATGGCAATTCAACCTTTGACTTGAATGCTGGAAGTATTCAAATGCAGAGTAGCCCTACAAGTTGGAAAACTTCTTGGGATCCTAACGGGATAGCGTTTAGAGGCCCCGGTAATGATGTTTGGGGCGCTATGGGTGGAGACGCTGGCGGTGGTGTTGGTATCTATATGCGTGGCAATCATGCTTTTAACTTAACTGTAAATCACTCAGATTATGGACCAAATTACAGTTATACTGCATTGCGTGTCAAGTACGGAGAAGGTACAACTTTGCAATTCTCACCAAGAGGCCCTTCTTACAATTTATTATTGTTATTTAACGATATTTATAGGAATATAGAGCAATTACACAATGTGAAAGAAACTAAAGTGGGTTATAGATGGGGAATGATGGGTCCATTAAGATAAAACGAGGTAAAGAATGAACACACAAGACAAAGTTATTAACAATTTAGGCATTCAACTAGCCAATAAAACTATTTCAGAGGCTTTCAGCCTTGCTGAACGTGATGAAGCACAGGAGAAACTTAAAGAAGCTCACAGTCAACTTGAAAAAATCAACAAAGTATTACAGTCAAATGAAGAGTTAAAAGCTCTATTTGACAAAGTAGCAGAAGAATTAGAAAAACCACAGGAGGAAGCATAATTTTATGACATTTAAAGTAGTAAACAAATATTACGATAATAACCGTACATTCGTAGCAATTCGACAAGAAGCACCATACACGGCACTTGACCGTGTTTTGATTGGTAACCGTGTGAATGACTCAGACGAGGAATTGATTAAGGCAGTCCTTGGTCAGGTAGCTACTGAATTAAATCCCGCTGAAGGTGTGAAGAAACTTCAGGAAGATTTGCATACTCAGGCTCAAGAGTATGAAAGTAAATTAGCTGAGAAAGATGCCAAAATTGCAGAAGTTAAGGCGGTAGCAGATTGGGCTGTATTGGCTCGTGTGACAGACGTAGATAATCCACTGGATCCTACATTGTTTAAGCGTGGTCTTGAACTGGTTGACCTCGGTCAGGCTGGTAAAACCTACCAACAACAAGAAATCTTCACGCTTGAAAATCCAGGACATATTGAGAAGTTCCAGGAAGGACAAAGAGTCATGATTCAAGTAAATGAAGAATTCACTTATCAAGGTCAAACGCTCGAAGAACTTGCAAGTCTTGAACAAAACGGTAAACTTGGTATCTGGAAGTGGACAGAACCGAAGAAAGAAGAACCATCTAGTGAGCTAAACACTCAACCTGTTCAGTAAGAGGTAGCTTATGTCATGGTCAGAAGCGTTTGAAAAAATAATACACGCCATCACTCAACTAGCACCCACAATCGGAGTTGTCGCTACGGGTTGGTTAGGTTTGCAAGCAAGTAAAGCTGGAAATCTCAACAAGGAACAGTTCAATGAATTAAAAACTGAGTTGAATACTATTCACGTTATCGGAGAAGATAACAAGAAGAAAATCATTGAGATTGATAATAAATTGGCAGTTCACGATGAGGCACATTTAGCTACAATGTATCTACGTTTAGAACGGGATATCACAACAGCTCTTAAGCGTGGATATACCACAGTGCATGAGTCTGATATTATTCATAAAATGCACTCCAGCTATAAGAAGTTAGGTGGCAATGGGCGAATTGATGCCCTTTTTAACAAATATTTAAATTTAGAAATTTCGGAGGAACATACACATGCAACAAATCAATGAAATTTTACTTAATGGAGCTATCAGCATCCTTGTTATTTTAGTAGGTATCGCAGTTAAGGCTGTAAAAGAATACCTCGTTCAAAAAGGTGGAGAGAAGACAATCAAGATTGTTGAAATCTTGGCCAAAAATGCGGTCAATGCTGTGGAGCAGGTATCGTTTACAACTGGTTATAATGGTCATGAAAAATTAGAACATGCACGTACTAAAATCCGTGCAGAACTAGATAAGTACAACATCCACATGACTGACAGTGACCTCGACACATTCGTTGAGTCAGCAGTCAAACAAATGAATGATGCTTGGCTGAACAAATAATAGTTGAGAACCCTTTTGGGTTCTCTTTCTTTTTATAAAGAAAGGAGGTAGCGCTTGAAAAAGGTTATTGAAAGGAAATTAACCGTTTTATCTAGTAATCGTGGTATTGAGAAAATGTATAACGAGTTTTATAGTCACGATAAAAACAACGCTGAATTTAAATTCACACTTGATGAGTTAGTTGCTACTAAGGTAATCTGTTTATTCTATTTCAAATGCACTAAGCGATATAAAGAAGTAGAAGCAGTAATTGAAGGTAATTCATTCACGGTTCAATTTGATACATCATTGATCACGACAGATGAACCTGTCATTGGCTATATCTACTTTGAAAAGGTAGAGCAGTCAGCAGATGTGTATAGCTTTATGTTTAATGTTCGTGTGAGTGAAATTGATAAGGCAGTTAAAACACCACTAATTGAACGTAAATCAGGGCGAATTGTTAACGTCAATGACATTGTGACCAAGCAAGAATTGGACGAACTTTTTGCGAAAATCAAAGAGCAAGGTGGTACGTATGACGATAGCAATATACGCACTGAAATAAGCCATATTTCAGCCGATATTGAAGCGCTAAAGACCAAACCTGACAATGACACCATCTATAATGACAAGCCCCTTGTAGAGCGTGTAGTGGCTTTAGAGAACAAGCCCAATATTGATACAAGTCAGTTTGCTACTAAGGAAGAATTACGCAATATCTCACTGACTCCTGGACCTAAAGGCGACCGTGGAGAACCAGGACCGCAAGGTGTACCAGGAGAAATTGGTCCACAAGGACTTCAAGGTTTACAAGGTCCACCTGGTCCTAAGGGCGCAGATGGTTTGCAGGGTATCCAAGGTGAACGTGGACTAGACGGTCAACCTGGACCAAGAGGTGAGCAAGGTCCAAGAGGAGAACCAGGACCTAAAGGGGACATCGGACTTACTGGACCACAAGGACCTATTGGTCTGACTGGACCTAAAGGTGAGAATGGTCGTGACGGCGTGGGTATTCCTCAAAGACTGACTTTATCAGGAAACACGCTCATTCTTTCAGACGGGGGCGGAAGCGTTAATTTACCAACACAACCAACTACAAACGCACCCGCTGGACAAGCGAACCAGTACGAAATTCACGGAACTGGTTTCCCTGAAAGGAAAGTAACAGCACCAGTCGGGACTACTTACGTTGACACGGCTGTAACAAATGGTGCTTTAAAATGGATAAAGCGCAATGGAAATGGTAACGAAGGCTGGGAGGTGTTAACTGGTGACACAGGTTGGAGAACTTTAAATATTAAATCTAAACTCGGAAACTCATTCTTGAAAGTTAGACGAAGAAATGATTTAGTTACTTACCAATTTGGCGGTCTTTCGTGGGGTTGGTTCGGCGTTATTCGTAGAGGTGGTGTAGGATACGAGGCACAAGGTAGCGACAGAGAAAGAAACTGCTATATTTTAGGATTGGGTGGAGTCCCTCAAGGTTTTAGGTCAGAGTCGTCTTTAATTGGCGGAATTTATAACGACAAAGGCACGCCTTATGGCACATGGTACCTTGGTGGGCCGGGCGACAGTAACATGCTACGTTTCCAGTTTACTGATCCAGTACCTACTGACCGTGATATTGGGGATATTCGTGTCAGCTCTATCTCTTACTTAACAAGCGAGCCATGGCCAGAACGCTTGCCATAAAAGAAAGGAAATTTAAAATGGTAGAAATTATCAATACTAATGTATTTAATGGAATTGCTGGTGCAAGACCTACACATAAGCCAAAATATTATATCTTACATAATGACGCTGGCTCCATGACCCCTGAGAGTTATATAGGTTGGTTAAGAGAACGCTATAACAACGGTCAATCAGCTCTAGGATTTGCTCATTATTACATTAACCGTGACACTATCGCAAGGGTTGAGAATACCTACAGTGGCACCTGGTCAGCTGCTAACTATGACGCTAACATGAACTCTATCAGCTATGAGGTTTGTCAACAATATAATGCCTCAGACGCTGATTTTATTGAAAATGAAAACATGGTACTTAGACAGATGGCTGAGGATATGACCTATTATGGAGATACTCCTAACTACTCTAATATCAAGTTTCATAATGAATTTTCAAGCACATCATGCCCTAAACGTTCACTAGCCTTGCACGGTGGCTATAATGACAGCCTTAGAGACTATGTCATTGCTAAAATTAAGCATTATCAAAGTCTAGGATCAACCGTCCAAGAAATGCTAGGCGAGGCCAAAGCAGAGGCTGGATGGCACAATAATAGTACTGGATGGTGGTATATCAATGAAGATGGCACATATCCTACTAATAAGTGGCAAGTTATTGATGATGTCTGGTATTTCTTTGATAGCAATGGCTACATGAAAGCTAATACCTGGCACAAGCACTCAGACACTAACTGGTACTATTTATTACCAAATGGCGCTATGGCTACTGGATGGGTGCTGATTGATAATAGCTGGTACTATTTTGACAATCAGGGCGCCATGGTCACAGGATGGGTCAAGTACAAAGATACTTGGTACTATCTTGATTATCAAAAAGGCTCAATGGTATCTAATGCCTTTGTCAAATCAGAAAAAGGCTGGTATTATCTCAATGATGACGGCTCACTTGCTGATAAGCCTGAATTTGATGTAGATCCTGACGGATTGATTACAGTAGCTAAACCAAAAGAAGAAGAAAAAAAATAAAAATATAAATAGAAAGAACAAATTAATTATACCTACGAACCGCTGGCGTTTGCTAGCGGTTTTTTTGTTTGTTTGAAAGTAGTAAAAAAACAGTGAAAATATCACTGTTTGTCTTTTAATTCTTGGGCGTAAGCAGTCATGCTGATTGCGTGTTTTAAACGCATGTTCATTATATCCGATACACCATTTTTATATTTATCCACAGCTTGAGTAGATACGCCACAGTTTTTGCTGATAGCATAGGCTGTGGCGTTGTCTAAAAGCCAGCGGATAGCTTTAATATCTACTGACATATATTACCTCGTAAAATACCAAATAGCAAATAGGAATAGAAGAAGTCCAATTAAAAATTCAACTTTTTCACGCTTGGTGGTTTTTCTAATTTTTAGATTTACTTTCATT